AAAAATTCAGCATTTGATATTGCACTTGACCCCTCAAGCAAAGATTTAGAGGCAGGCTCAGTTATAAAAACATCTTTGTTACCACTTGCAAAATTTACTGCATTGCCAGAATTACTAGACGCAAGAATAGTTGTCCTGGCTAATGTACTTGTTGAAGACGTCCATGTTGCTAAAGATGTTTCCCAAGTTCCATTTGCAGCGTCTACAATTGCTATGTAAGTGGTATCTCCATTTGAAAGAACATTTGAAAAAGTATCAAACCCAGAAACAGAAGAAGAAACAACAATATCTCCAGTTCCGGTACTAGTTGTAATTTGTTTAACTCTATCTGATACAACATGTGCCATATTATTGCCTTATTTTAAGTAAGAGTAATAGTAAGTTGTGACGCAGCTAGCTGAAGAACGTCATTGGTTTCTATTGTTTTTGAATTACTTAAAGCAGCATAAGCAATCATGTTTCCAGTACCAGAAGATGCAGAATGTACTGATGCATGAGTTATGGTGCCTTGGTTTCCACTAGCTGCCGGAAAATTTATGGTAGCAGAATTGGTGGCCTGGTTGCCACTTACTGTAAAGGCAGCCGACTGCCTTGCGTATCCATTTCCAGACACTTCTCCTGACTCTGTATTATCGGTTGGCGCACTAGTGTGCAAACCTATATACCAGGCAGTAGGTCTTGCCGGTGATGGTGTATTTGTCGTAAATAAATACGTCAAAACAGATGTTTCAAACTGGTCTACTAAGCTATCTGACATGTCTTTATATCTCCTTTTTAATAGCTATTAATGTTAAGTCTTAATCCAGATGACGAAAATCTTGTATTATCGCTTTCGCCATTTAGTGAGTTAATGGTTGCTTGATAAATTCCGCCCCAAACTGGAATACGTTCATCGTCTTTTAAAAATGGCGCTGCTTGTAATAATGACCCATAAAGAATACAATCTGGGGCATGTGTTAAAAGCCAATTAAAATCTGAGCCTGGAGTTGCTCCTAGACTTGGGATCTTACTGTAATAAAGCAATTCCCCAACATAGCTAGTATCTGGGCGCCTATAAACTTCTATCAAATCTCCAGTATGGCTAAAATGACTAGGCTTGCCTTGAGCATCACTTGAGCTTTGACGCAACTTTGCAATTTCTTCTACAGTCGTTTGCTGCAATAAAGTTTTGTTAGTGTCATTTAAATGGAAACGAATAGTCTCAAGCCAGTCGGATGGTGTAGCTGAATATTGTCCATCAATACCGGCCGTAGCTGACTTAATCATTTTATAATGACGTAATTCTCTAGAAATTTGACTTTCTGCAAGACTTATAAAATCTGGTATCTGTGATGTAAGATCTGAACGATTTAACCAATCTGCAATGCTAAGTTGTAAAGAAGAATAACTATTTAAAGCCATTGATTATAATCCACCTTTCACTAGCAATTTTTTAAAATCTGGATCTTTTAATTTTTTCTTTGCGTATTCTGTAAATTCAGCGGTTCCCATTGCTGCGCCGCATTCTTTTTGCCATTGCTGACAAATAACTAATGGAATTTCACCAACATAGCGCCATCGATATTCACCGGCATGATTTGGTAATACTGTAGACAGTTCATGGTTGCGCCTTAAAATAGGCTCAACGTCCTGGACTGTATTAATTATTACATTACCAGTTTCTTTATCTGTAATAACCTTAGTCTTCAATTTCATATGCCTCGTTAATATGAGGAGTAGATTTATCGTCAGCCTTTAAGCGGCCAGAGGCATCCCTGGCTCTTTTTTTCTTTTTAGGCGCGGCAGCAATTTCGCCCCACCCATTGTCAACAATAGTCTTAGATTCATCGCTTGAAACCATTATTGTTTCACCTAAAGTAGCCGCGCGGCCGTTAAAAAACGGCCGGCGGTCTGTGGTGATTTTCACCTCAACTGTCATTATGACAAGTCAGCTATGATACCATTAGCTTCAGACATAACGTACAGTCCGAACTCAACGCTCATTAGCTTTCTTTCAGCATGACCGGTTCTGGCTAAATCACGCTGCTTTAAGGTTTGTAAATATCCGATTGTTACATATTCCGGATCTACAACATAAGCATCACGCGTTCTAATGTGTCTTGAAGGTACAATAGAAAGGTCACCAAAATCGGACGCATAGACTGACATGCCCTGCTGAATTATTCCTTGATCCGCATCTTTGTAAAGTTGCGCTGATCCAGAAAAACCAGATATGGCTTGCTTATTAGCTGATCCAACAATAACTGTAGTTGGTTCTGCCCCTGCGTTCCAACATTGGGCGATAACTGATTTTAATAAAGTTTCAGATATGGCTCTCAAATTGGATGTTGATGCATCAGTTGGCGCCGCATCTGGATAACCATGCGTAGTTGATGAAAGCGTTGGATTCGCCCCACCGGTTCCGCGTGATACGTTATCTCGCATCCAACTAGGATAGGATGGAGTAACTCTTGCCGTGCCGCTTGCACCAAGATTTGCAGCTTTTGAACCGGCACACAAACTTACTTCCATATCGCGTTTAAGCGATTTTGTATGAAGTACGATTTGCTCTGCCATTGATTCAGCTTTTCCGGCGCCTACCACTTCGTTAGAACTATCGGAAACTTCAACAACTTTGTCTGCAATTTCAGTAGTTGACTGAATTCGCTTTGGTAACAAAGCAGCGTCATTCCCAGGCGCGGCTTCTCCTTCAATCACTTGGTTATTTGATACCGCCGTAGCAAGCGCTATTTCTGGAGTCTCAAAAAGTGTATTAGTTACAGTTCTAGTTTTCGCTAAATTCATAAGCGGAAACTGGGTGGGTGAAATCATATTAAGGACGTCTTGAAGATCCTCTTTGATGGTCGTTGAATCAAATGTCTCCAACGTATTTGTATTAACTGCCATTTATAACTCCTTGTATTTGTTCAGCTTTTAGACTGTGATGCAGCTATTAAATAGGAAACGGCATCTTGCCTATTCCCAGATTTCTTAAATTGATCGAATGCATTTTTTTGAGTTCTTTGAGAGCCAGTTACAGTTGTTGGCCTACTTCCGCTTTTGACCATTGGTCTAGCATTAGAAACCTTTTTTTCTGCAACGCCTTTTTTGTTTTGTAATGCTTGCCATTTGGCTGCATCGTGTAAAACTAATATTGCCCTATGATCCATAATGCTCCCTACCTCATTTGACGTAAATCCATATTTTTTACCGGCTGAAACTAACTCATCTCTTGCTGATTTTGCCGTTTCTTCTTTGGCAAATATTGGTAAAGCAGATTGCAATTTAGACGCTTGTTCACTTAAATAATATTCTTGCGCCTTTGTTTGTTGTGCTTTTCTCTCGTCATCAAGTTTAGATTGTTCAGCTTGTATTCTTCGCCGTTGGTCAATAGCCTCATCATATTTAGCTTTTTTGACCTGGTATCCTATTGGATCTGTCTCAAGTTCAGAAATGTCTGGTTTTTCAAGATCAATATTATTAAATTGGCTTGTATACTCTTTAAGTTTTCTATCAAGTTCTGCCCTTTGAGATTGTACTTGTTGATAAGCATCTTCAGCTTGTTTTCTCATAGCCGCAGTTTCTTGCATTCGTTTATTTAAGTAGCCTTGCCCACTGGCGCTGCGTTGTAATTCTGAAAGCGTCCATTGCTGAACTTCCCCATCAACTTTTACGTCATATAATGGTTCAGTCTGTTCTTGTGTTTCTTGAATTTCGTTTTGCTCTAGGTCTTGGTCTACTACATTGGTATCATCTCCGGTTCCAATGTCTTCTACCGGTTCATCAATCGCCGGTTCTTCTGCAACGGCGGTTTGATTTGTTTCTTCTTCATTAACTAGTAAACTTTTAGCTAAATCTTGTGCTTGGGAAGGATTAGTCTCGTTCAAGGTGCTTTCCTCTTATTAATTTCAGTTTTACGCTCGTTTATTACCTGGTCTGAAATTACAGATACCAGTTCATATTCAAGCGCGCTCAAAGCCAAGATTATAGAATGTGCCTCTTCTCTGGTTTTCGTATCATCTTGACTACTACTCAAAAATCTTTCGATTTGTGAATTTCTTACCGCCTCTACTGCATTTCTATAGGCCGGATTATTTAATAATTGTTGAGCCTGATCACTTTTAAGTTTTAAATTATCGATCATTGTACGGCTCCACCTGGCTGCCTCATACCGGCTTGCATTTCTTTAATTTTTGCCTGGTCTAAAGCAATGCCATGTTTGCTTAAAAGTTCCGCTGCTTTAATAACTAAATCTTGATCCATTTCATCACGTTTAAGATCATCATCCATAGCGTGTTTTTGCATATCAGCTTGCAGCTTTGCCATGTCAGTTTGCATCTTGGCTTGTGCTTTCATTTGTTCGCCTTGAACCATAGCGGTTCCTGGATCTACTGGTTTTGGTTGATTAGCAGCGGCTTGTTGTGCCATTTGCATCATTTGCGCCTCAATTTGAGGCGTCATAGGCATAAAGTATCTTTCACTATTGTGAATACCTACAGATGCCAACATGTCCGCCAATGTGTTCCTAATCTGGCTTAAAGTTGTGATACCATTGGTAGCACCATAAGTTTGATAAATCGTTTGCTGAATCTGTAATACTTGCTGCAAGGCCATTGCTTTTTCTTCTTGTTTAGCCGTGCCTAACCCAACATTTGTTACAAGATCATAATCAATATTCCATACTCTTGGATCTATGGGTACATACATATTATTTAAACGTATCATTTCCGCCTTATCAGCATGTTGTACTGTTAGACGCAAAATTAGCTTGAATAAGGTCTTAACTCCGCCTTCAGCTATGTTTCTGGCTATTGTTTCGATTTGGCCTTGTGCGGTGGCTACATGATGCGCTACGGCTTGTTTTGTTGTTGATTGTAAAGCATCTGGATTTAATCCAATGTTATTTTGAGCAATACCTACTTTATTATCACATAATTGATCTAAATACTGTAAAGCGCCTAAAGTTTGACCGGCAGTAAAAGGTATACTTATTGGCGTTACGGCCGTTGGAGTTCTAGCACGAATAATCGCTCCAATTTCGTTATTAAGGCAGTCATCTAATGAGGCATCTGGTGTAACGCTTAATCTAGGTGTATTTACCAATGCTACATTATCTAAAATAGATCTTAATACAGATGTTGATGCATCCTGGTCAGTTCTAAGGCGCCCTACTACACTTTCACCAAAAACAGTATGTGGAATAGGATAGGCCTCAAACAATGCAAATGGCATTTGATCACAAGGCATCATATCTAAAATTTTATATCCAGATCCACCTAAAATAAAACGATGTAAAGTAGCTTGACCGGTTTGATATGGGTCAACTTTCATATAGGCCTCTGTAATTAAGACCAGTTTTGAACTTGGGTCAGCCGAATTCATATCTTCATCGTGATCAGTACTGTATCCAGTCCTGGCATCTCTTTCTGAAAGATAGCTAGATGAACTTTCAGTAAGGCCGCCTAGATCAACAACATCTTCATAGGCAAATCCTTCGTCAACTAAATCACTAACCCTTTTTTCAACGCGATATCCGGCTATGTAGCAATCATCAATACTTTTTGCTGACCTATTTATAAAAAATTCTTCTGGCAATACTGGCTCTATGGCAATATCACCTTTTGTTGTTTGTCTGCTTATTTTGCAGTCGTGAATAAACCCTTCAACTTCGATCCCAGACTCTTGATCCATTTCCATAGTTGCAGTCTTACTATGTTCAAGTATCGTAATATCATCCTGGGCAGAGATAAAATCAAAAGAGGTAGAGTCCAGATTGCTATAAGAATAGATTTCAGTTTTTGTAGCATTTGAATAATAAACCTTTATAATTCCAAGTGATTTAATAAGAGCATCAGTTATGGCAGCATCTAAAATTCTCATGCCGCCTAGTTGTCTAAATTTAGCATTTACATATTCAGTACACTGTTGCGCGTTTGCAACATCTTCCATATTTTGAGGATGAAATTCTACCGGTGAATTTGTACTTAGAAAGACACGTAATAAACTAGGCTTTATTTGATTTACGGCATCACGGCATTTAGTACTGACAATACTAGACCTACCTTCTTCATGGCCTATTGACGTTTTACCATTATAATATTCCTGGTTTAGTGTTCTTTCCGGCGCAATTTCACTTTCAATAAAATCTACACTGTCATTTATTGCTCTAGAAACAATATTTTGTAATTCAGACTCTGATAGAGGATTTACTTTAGGCAAAAGATGCTCCTAATTTTTTAAAATTCAAAATACACTATGTGTGACTTATATGCTACAACTCTATCTACACGTTTTTCAAAACCTGGAGACCTCATAATGTGGCATGTCACAGAATATCTTTCTCCCTTGAGCCGCGCGTGTATTACAGTAGGAAATATAAGCAGATTCCATATTGTCATTCCATTCGCATATATCTGGAATAGTCCAGGCACCGCCCCATTTAATGCCTATTTTCTTACCTAGATCGATAGCTGCTTGTTTCATTGCATCCGCTGCCTCATCGTACATATCGATTTCCCAACAAACGTCACCATTATAGTAAATTACCAAATCAACGGCATGGCTAAAGCCAGTAGACTCTTGGATTAAATGTTTACTATTCATTGTAAAACTTTTCTTTGCTTTAACTAATTCAGCTTGAGTTTTTTTGTCTCTAACCCCACATGTCACACCAAAATCGTGCGCTGAATAGGTAATGGCCAGTTTAACTACTTTTACGAGTTCTGGATGTACGCCTTCTAGGCGCGATAAAGATCTTTTGCTTAGTTTGAATGCCATATTTTTTTGCTCCTTTAAATCTATCAATTGGTAATCGGCGTCCGCCTAGATAATTATTTTGGTATCGAATTATGTAGATCTTTTTTTCCTTTTAGGTTTCTTGGCAGTCAAAGCAGCCAATTTAAAACTTTTGTTTGTTGGCGCACCTTTGGTGCCTGGCTTACGCATTTTTTCCTTACTGCCGGCCTTTATTCTTTTTCTTTTTTTATGGATGTTTTCGTAGAGACTCATTTTCCTACTCCTTTTGTGCGTTCATATGATCTAAGTGTCGCTAATCCTAGCATTCCAGTTAAAATCGGTACCATCATGGAAACATCAACTTGGGGAATAGTTATGCCAAAAGGCGCAGCTAATGGACTAACCAGGTAATTAATAACAAAGCCTGATAGACAGACATAAGCAGTTAAAGGCCGCCAAGAACTTTGAAACCAGTTTCCTTTAGCATCAGCCTCATTTACTTTAATTTGCGCCATAGCATTTTCATGCGCTATGGTCGCAATATCATGTGCTAGTTTTCGTTTTAGATCTGCATCCGGTATTGCTTTATCCAGAATCTTTGTAACTGGATCTAATAATTTTAATAAACTCATGGTAATATCTCCTCAAGTGTGTGCGCCCAGGTTTCTCTTTCTAAATTTTCAACAAGAAATTTTGCCTTTGCGATACGCTTTGTGACTTTAAGTTCTACTTCAGATATTGGTTTAAAAATTACACGTTCTAAATCACTTGCTACAAAAGCAACCGCATCACAATGTTCGGCAGTTAATGGGGTTTTCTTTCCACCAAATGCAGTAAAAAATTGATACCCCTTTTGTCTGCCAGTGCCATCTTTTATTTTGTATTTAGAACTTTTAACTTGCAATCTAATTACTCCTTGATGACCGCGATCCACAACAATATCAACAGTGCCTAACCTGACTATTTCGCATTTTTCGCCTAATTTTAATAATGCAGACGCGCATATGTGTTCTCCTAACTGGCCAACAGTAATATTATCATTACCCACATTATTTCCTCATAGATTGCTCAATTCTATCTAGCTTTGCATTTATATCTTTTACATGATCTTTGATTTCTTTTATTTCTCGATCATGGGTCAGATTTGTTTGCTCAAATAGCTTTTCTAAAACTGTGATTTTTGTGTAATGATTTTGCTGCTTTTGGTGCATATACCAGACAAAACCGCCGACTGGTAAAACTACGTATGTCATTATTTGCTCAATCATTTTTTTTACCAATTAGATAACCAGAAATAATGCCTAAAATACCAGTTAGCGTTTGGCCTAATATTGTCCATAGTTCTGTAGTGGGTTGAATATTTTCTTTTAGTGATAAATACATTTCAGTACCTACTACAAAAAACATAAGTCCAAAAAAACTACAGACCATAATCATCATTATTTTGTCTTTTACATTCATTTACTTGACTCCGATTGACCTAGCCAAATAGCGAAACATCCGCTAAAGCAGCCAAAAATTATTGATGCAAAACTAGTTTGATTTATCGTTGGATCTGGCAAACTTATCATCCAGTTTGTGACATAAAAACACATGATTGTTATCGCTAGCATCATAAGACGCGGAATAATTTTCCAATCTTTAATTTCAGAAACACCTTTTAGATTCATGTTTGTTGCTCCTTCAAATATCTTGCAAAAAAGAAAATTCCTAAACATCCACCAATTAAAACAATGCTTAAAATAACTATTCCTATTATTTGATATATCGTATCTCTGAATGCTGCCCTGCGCTTAATCTCATCTCTAAATCTTTGACGTTCTTCAGCAATGGCTGCCTGGAGAGCCGTCCATTGTGACATTTTCCCATAAAGCATAAATACCTCTCTGAGGCGTTCTCGCTCTTGACGCAATTCTTCTTGTTTAAAAAATTTATCAATACCAGATGCTTCTGCGCCGGTTAGTTTAGAAAAAAAACTATTTTTTCTACGATTAGCCGCAAAATTTAATTCTGCCTCTGCTTTTGCATACTTTGATAATGAATTACCTAAAGAACCTATATCCTTTCCGGCTTTGATAGCTGAAGAAATCGAGGAACTGGCAGCGGTTACGGCTGCTATTGCAGTCATAGGATCTATCATCTTTCTTCGTTGGTTGATAAAAATGGCAGTATGCCAATAGGCAAAACACCGGCGGATAGATTTTTAAGATTTTTTAGTCTTGGGTCAAAACGTGCAAAACGTGATCTGACTAAAGGATTACGATTCATAATAGACGCAGTAACAGTAGAAGGTTTATTCATATTTGGGTTTTTATTTGAAGGAAAATATGACCCTCTATCTACTACATTTGTAAATTTAACATTTTTTAAATCTGGATATTGACCCCCTCTACCAATCCCTAAAAAATCCATAAAGCTATCGTCTTCTCCTTTTACATATTCTACAACCTGGTCAGTCACTAATTTACTGTCTTCATCCGCTGACATTGTAAATTCTGGAATAATGTCTTTTGGCAAGTCAGAAAAATATTGGCCTTCTGCATCTGCCGTATATTTAGGATCTTTAGGATTTAGCTTTAAGGGATACATTATAGTACCATAAGTATTCGCAACATCTGGATTATCAGTTGACCAAAAAGTATTTTCCGGCGTTTTTATATTATCTCCGCTTTTATAAGTCGTTCCATGAAAAGCGTCATCTAACAAACCCATTTTCTTTGCTCTGTTCTGTAATTCTTTTGCGTTCATAGGCAAATCGTAATTATCAAACAAATATTTAGGATCTGCTTTTTCTAACATTTTATCTGTTACTTTATTTGATTGACCACTAGACAATAAATCTAATACGCCGGCCGCTGCTTTTTCTGCTTTGTTTTTAGGTTTAGGCAATGCAAGTTTTCTAAGTTTTTCACTTTCTTTCTTAGTCATTGCTACGGCTTTATCATAAGAAGAAACAATTGTGCCGCCTACGCCGTTTGCAACTGTACCCTTAAATTTTGGGTCATAAACCATAAAGACAATATCTGGCCTACCATTATTAAATTTTTTTAAGGTTGGGTCATTATAATCCCATCCTTCTGGCGCATATCGATCATCCCATTTAACTCTAGCTACTGGCCTAAAACCGGCTCTAGAATACATTCTGGGCAAAATAGTATCGATAGCATTTAGCCATGCACCACCATTTTGAGTAGCAACTTGTAAAGTTGAATAAGCCGGAGATTTTATTGTAGAATTTTTATTTTTAACTAATGAAGATATTTCACCATCTGGTTTAATAGCAAAACCAACTGTGCCATCTTCTGACATAAATAACTGACTACCTTTATAATCATCAGCTTTATTAATATCCACCATGCCAGGATATTTAGTAGTAGCTTGATTAGCATTACTAAAATTTACAAATTCATCACGCTGAATATCGTTGTCGTTTAGTTTTATCCAATTCGGAGTTCCAATTTTACCTTGGAAAGTTGCGCTAACCGCATCATCAAATTCACCAGTAGGAGAATAAAGATCGCCTTCTAGCCGCCCAGATCCTCGTACTCCTCCGGCGTTAAGTGTATACCCTGCGCTTTCAGAGCCTCCAAGTCCTCTAACGCCAACGCGGAAAGGCGTTGTTCGCTCGTGGTAGAGGCGTTGTTGGAAAAGGTCTTCGAGGACTTTTGCTGATTTGGCAAGGTCACCCTGGTTAAGGAATCCGCTGACATTTGGGATTGCCCTTGGGGATGCATTATTGATGAGTTCGTCAATTTGTGTGCCATAACCGGCTCCTCTTAATGGATCTGCGTATTTCGGATCTGTTAATAATATTGAAAAATCCGGAACATCTGCAATTAATTCATCTGTTATCCTACCAGAAGATAATAACTCTTGCACTGTTTGTCCAGATAATCCACCTTTTTTTCTTAATTCATATGCTGCTTTTGTCCAACTCCAAATATTTTCTTGAATATTACTAGGCTCAAATTTTACGCCAGTTTCTCTAGTTAATTGTTCTGCTATTTCTCTTATACCGGCAGTTTGTCCTAAATAACCGCCAGTTAATCCAGGACTTACTTTACCACCTTTTGCATACAATTGCTGATTAACACCAGACGCATTTGCCATCCAGGCATCTAATGTAACGGCGTCCAGGTCTCCAGTGACGGCCTTTCCAAAATTTTCTACTTTAGCGCCACTTAAAACAATATCATTAGCGTTAGGAGTCGATAATGCCGTAATAGCGTTATTTTTCCAGGCATCTAAAATAGAGTCTTCTCCCTTTTCGCCTTGGACTGATTCACCCATAATTTTTAAAATAGAATTTTTATCTGTAGGTCTACCGGCCTTTGTCCAATTTGCCCAAATATTAACAGTATTCTCTAAATTGCTTTGTACACTTGTCTGAGGAGATGTAGCAGACAATAACTTAGAAAATCGTATAGCATCATCACCTTGGAAAACTGATTTTAATGCATTTGCACTATTTTGATACCACCCAAATTTTGGCATACCGGCTATAGCCATAGCTTTCATTTGCGGTTGATCTAATGTTTTGTAAGACCGCATAAGCGATTCATAAGATCTTGGGGTAATTTGATTTAATTCATTTGTCCTTAAATAATTTAAAACGCCTTTTGTTTCGTTAGGTATTTGATTAGTTGGCAACATAGTACGAATACCAGTACTTATGCCCTTACCAACAACTGGCGCTAACTCTAATAGACCTAGACCAATGTTTGCAGCCGGTAAAATATAATCCTTCCAAGTTTGTGCGCGTCCAGTATCTCTTAGACCTTCGTTTATGGTCGCACCGGCACCTAGACCGGTAAAATCCATAAGACCTAATTTTTGCCTATTAGCATTACCAGTAAAGCCTTCTGCCAAGCGATATCCTTGACGCAAATCTTTAGCTAAACCCATTTTAGTGAATAGGTTAGCTAGTACGCCCTGGCTCTTCTCTCTAAAAGATGGATTATACGCTTGGAGAGTAGCTTGAACCATTACTTAAACATTTTTTTCTTAGATGTTTTTTTCTTGGCTTTTTTAGCAGCGGCTTTTCCTTCTTTCGTATAAGGATATTTTTTTCCTTTAACGTATGGCACTATCTTGCTCCTTTTTGTTGATACATTTTAATTTTAACTTTTTTCTTTTTCTTTTTAGGCTTAAACATTTTTGAAAATTGATTAGAGGCTTTAAGCATTTCCTCTAAAACTGGATCTGTATTTACTTTCATTAGACAACTCCTCTTAGATTTCTTCTGATAGGTTGGTTCCAGGCAAAACTGCCCCTTAATGCTATGGCATTGTCATGCGCTAGCGTTAAACAGACAGAGTCTGCCATATCTGGAGAATTTAAGCCGCGTTTCTTCATATCGTCTTTAGATTCAGCTTTAGCTTTGCCGGAAGATGTAAAACTGTATTTAGTCGCAACCATTTCAGAAATCAGTTTGTCATCCTGGGGAATTTTACAATCTCGATTTTCTAAAAAGGCTTTTAGCTTAAACCAAAGTTCTGCACGTAAATTGGTATAGTTTGTTTTCATAGCCGGTGACTCTGACACATTGATCCCTACCGCCGGCAATCCCAGTTCCCTCAATCTGTCACATACTCCGGCTCCCACGCCAATGGCATCCACAAATAATGCCTCTGGTTGATCAGTTGAATGCAAAGCATCGTATTCCGCCTTTACCGCACCGCATAGCTGCATAAGATCTAAGCCGCGCCAGGTTTTTACCTCTGTAATTGTATTTGATTTTCTTTTAGCTAATGCTGCCTGGTCATTACCAAAACGCGCCGGATCTAAGCCCCAAATAATACGTCCACCAGGATTATCTTCTATATCTCTTTTTGATGCAGCATCTGCTAAATGATAAGGAATAATCGTATCAGTATCTGTAATACCAAATTCGCCTAAAACTCTCACGCGATAAGCATTAGACTCTTCTCCATATCGATCCGCCATCTCCTTAACAAATTCTTCAGATACAAGCGGACTATCTAAACATGACCATTTAGCCGTCCACCAGTTATGACTTTGCGAATTATGCGTATCAAAGAAAAAACCGCTGCTACGTGTCGGATTTGAAAATAATAACGTATGCGCTTGTTTTGTGGACATACTACCACTAGCAGCCTCAAATATGGCCTCATTAACCGCACTTGCCTCATCCGCAATAAGCATAATACCAGAATTATCACCGGATACGTGTACACCGGCTAATGCCTCTGGCGTTTCCGGTCTACTTACCCTAGCAGAAATAAATGCCTCACTGGGCGCCGCCGTTAATTCAATTCTATCCGATTTTACAGTCAACAAATTTTTGAGCGCATCCGGCAATTTATTAATATTCGCCTTGGTCTCCGCTATGATGGCATCCCACAACTGGGAAGACGATGGAGCCGTGACGAGAATTTTGACTGGTAATCTGGTCAATAAAAACCAAATCATTAACCAGGACGCCGTAGAACTCTTACCAGATCCGTGGCCAGAACGAACACTGCATTTTCTTTCTCCGGCGGCTACTGCCATCATCAAATTAGCCTGATAGTCAAACGGCTTAAAACCTAACACCTCATCCACAAATTTAACTGGGTCATCTCGATACAGTTTCATAAAATCGTTAAAAGGATTATTAGTGGACATATTTGCCTCTTAGATGGGGGAATATGTCTAATAATGATTGATTAGTCGCGAATTCTAAAATAGTCGTTGTATAGGCCGGATCTTCGCATGTAGACACAACTGTAATTTGATCACCTTTTACGCCTAACATGATGACCTCTTCAAATCCGCTATTCCTAACTTTTTCTAAATCACTTTTGTTCAATACGTGGTGCCTTTAACGCTGCAAGATGTAAGTCTCCGACTGAAATATTGATTGCCGGATGTTGTTTCTGACCATATGTGTCTGGGTCACTTACACCGGCTAACCATTTACGAATGCCGGCTTGTTCTCTAGCCTTGGCTATCGAATTAGGATTTTCCTCAACCTGGTCAATAATCTGCAAAGCTTGCTCCGCATAAGTCTCTCCGCGCTGCTTTTTAGCATTCTGGAGCGCCGTCCTATGCTCTGGCGTTTTATTCAATGTTGTTGATAGCAATTGACGGCTGACTCCAAAATCTTTTGCAATACTGCCTATTGTTCTTCCTTCTACGATCTTTTCACAAATAGCTTGAACGCCGCCTTTCTTGGCAATGTCCGCTAAAAGTTGTCGTTTTACTGGTTGGCCGGCCATCAGTATCCTATCAAAAATATGTGGCAATATTAACACAAGTCAATTTGATATAAAGTTTTATATCTACACAAAAGCTGCCAAAAAAATTAGTCTGACAGTCAGTGCGTTTTATCCAGGCTAGCGCTAGTTATTACGCCTACCCCCTGGGGGGGGTTTTTGTCAGAATTTAATGCATAATATAACACTACAGATTGCTAAAACCCCTTATTTATAAGGCTACTGTTGTTCGCATAATCCGTATTATGTTACTTTTTTATTTGAAAAACGTCCTCGCGAGCGCGTTAGCGTCCAGTCGGTGCGCTAGCACCCAGTTAAGGCGTTCCATTGTCTATACGCCATAATCTGTAGTGATTAATATCACAGTAAGGAGTTGTATCTTTGCCACGGCATTTCTTAATCGTACAACTCTTGTCACCATAGATATGATACATAGTCAGACGCGCTCTGCTTATGTCCTTCTTAGGCACAACAAGACTATCGCCTACCTTTAGGTTAAAACATGGTTCTTTGTATTTGCCGCGATCTGAGCCAGTAGGATACGCCCTACGACCCATCTTTATCCTTCCAGGCATTCTTACCTAAGATAATGTCTTTAGCAGCGTCAGCGCGCTTTTTAACGATATCCAGATACAATCCGATACCTTGGTAGTTAATGATATCTTCTTTACTGTCTACATGATCCGGAGTCTGGATTAGGCGCCCTATCTTTTGAAGAGTCGCGAACATAACCGCATCTTGCGGCGTAAACCATTCTCCTGGCTTAATCTTGGTCTCAAAGACTATGTTCATTAGATCAGCAATACGCCTATGATTGACCCAAGGATCTCCATAGTCTGCACCGCGTTCTTTCACCTTAATAGCCTCATGTATTATCTTTATTATTTCTTCATTAGCTTTGCTCATTTTACCGCTCCTAAAATGGTATTTCATCGTCTATAAAATCTTCTGTAACTTGTGCGCCTGGAAACTTTTTCTTTATCTCATGGAAACTGCCTGGCAACCCACGCAGCAACTCTTCTACTGATGCCATAACTACATCTGTCTTTCTGGGTAATTCTGCATCTGT